ATGCGTGGCTAAAGAAAGTAGAATTAATTTTTTTGATACAAGAATATTCAACTAGCTGTGGAAATTGTGACGAAATTTTGACTATTGAAGAAATGCAAAAGTATTTAGAAGATCCTGAAGAATATGAAGAGGAATCGGACCCTTTATATTCTGCTATTGAATACATAGCAAAGGTATTTGCGGAGGCTATTGCTCGCGAATTAAAGCAGGTTTTGAATAAATGAGCCTTTCTCCTAAGTCAGAAGCAGCTCTATTTCGTTGTGCATACCTGGGTACCAAACCCACAGTAGAGTCTCTTAGAGAGGCGTATAGAGGCACTGGGAGGGATTTTTGGCTTACCTCACTCAAGGAATTAAAATTACTTGGGTATGTAGCAGAAAAAACCTACAAAATTGGTAACCGACTAGAGACTAAAGTATGGGTTACCCAGTCCGGATTTGACTACCTTCAAGGGTCGGGTTTTCCGACCCCACAAGTAGAGTTTGCAGGGGTCGGGTTTTCCGACCCCCTGTCTCTGCAGAGTAAGCTATATAGTCCCTATAGTTTAGCTAGCTTAACTAGTAAAGAATTGGGGGAGACCCCCCATGAAGAGAATTTTAGAAAAGTTGATTTGGAGGTTTTAGGTATGTCTTGGGATGGAATGTTTAATAACACGTCGTCAGATGACGACAGACTAGAAGATCGAGCCCGCGCGGAACGCGAAAAGCGAACTGCTTACCAAGAAGCTAAAGTTAAACAACATGAAACTAAAATTATTTATCGCCATAATGTTCCAAAAATTAAATGGACCTCTAGCGATATTTCGTATGAGTTTATTTATCGCACCAATTTAACTTGGGGTTTAAAGCTTTGGACGCCTAACATGAAAAGGCTAAACGCCGCGTTTAATCAACAGCGCATGAAGCATGATACTAATGGCGAACTAGAGTTTCAAATTCTTGATCTATTTTTTTCGGTTACTAACTTTGAAAAATATAACGACCCTGATATTTTATGGAGGATGCTGGCTAACAGATGGGGCGAGTTTGCCAATCAAGCTAAGGCTATGGTAAGAACAGACGACGAAGTTGAAACTGCTAAGGCGCAAGCCAGTAAATCACAGGAGTGGTTGTATGAGTAAAATGAAAGACGAAGCAATTAGTGCTGCTGAAGCGCAAATAGAGGCTGAGTTGCAAGAACAGATTAAGTACATGAACGCGGGGATTAGCCGCGAGACACTTGATCGCATGAAAAATTACATTGCAAATGCCGCCACTACTACGGAGTCAGATGATTAATCCCGATGAGTTACCAGTTCGAAGAAAGTCTTGGACAAAGATTGCTGGTATACCTAGGGCTCGTCTTGGTTGGGAACTTACTGACTGTGAAGCTATTACTAAAAAAGATTTAGAATCCGTTCGTAGGTGGATTAAAAAAGTAAAAGACGGAGATGTCATTAGGGCTGACGGACAAAAGACTTGTGGCAAAGGATTACTTCTTGTTGGAGAGCCTGGTCACGGTAAGACCACTCTTGCTTTAGCAGTCATTCAAGAAATGATTAGAACATTTCCTTTAGAATCTTTTGGGATAAACGACGGTAAAGTTCTTATAAAGCCTTGTTATTTTTCAACTTTTAATTCTATTATTGAACTTAAAGGCGAGTTAATTAGTGGAGGAACTGACGAACAAGATCGTTTGTTTTTAGGTATGCATGGGGAATGCGCCGATGACGCTTACAATATTCGAGTCTTAGTTATTGATGATGTAGGTAAAGAGCACGCGTCAGGCAGTGGCTGGCAGAGAACTATGCTTCATCATATTTTACGTACCAGATTCAATAACGGACTTCCCACTATAGTCACTACTAATCTTCCAGTTAAGTCTTGGGAAGCGGCTTACGGCGGAGCAACTGAGTCATTTATAAACGAAGCTTTTGCAACTATTGAACTAGAATCTATTAGAGGGGACTTACGTAAATAATGGAGGACTTGATGGAAGACGCTATGTTGTTTCAAATATTTTTGAGTCCAGCTGGTACTCCAGGTCCAGGAATTTTTGAAGTCAGCCTTTTAAAAAATAAAAATTTTGTATGCACTTGCCCAGGTTTTGCTGGGCGTAAAGTTTGCAAACACACAAAGCTTGTAGAAGCTCGCGTACAACAAAACAAAGGCACTTACCCATTAGAGTTGTCCGAACGTTGTAACAAAGAAGATATGGAACGGGCAATGGATTCACCAGAATCTTTTAGGCAACATATTATTAAATACGGAAAAATAGAGGTCTGTTAAACTATGTTAAAAGGGGACATTAGCAATGACATGCCAAAACGCGTGCTTGTTAACTCAGACATACTTTTTATTAAGTTTCCTATTATAAAAAAGAAATTTAAAGTGTTTCCAGTTATGAGCGAAGATATAAAATATGATAGGTTGCTTCTTAACAAATTTTACATATACACTACACATGCTGGAGTTACGTTAGAGCTTGTATCTTTTGATTATGGATACGATCAATTAGAACTTTTATATAACGATATAGATCGAGTTGGAACAAATCCTTTTAGGTATTTTTCAAGTTACTCCTCACCTAAAAAGTTAGTAGATGACTTACCGTATAGACCAGAAGTTATTGGAGTAATTGACCCACAACATCAATTGATGTATGGTCGCTTGGGATTAGATTTTTAAGGGGATTATATGAACTACGAAAACCGACTACTAAACCGAGCACTACAAGACAGAGACTTATCCCCGCTATTTATGCGGAATGTTTCCGACACTTGGTTTCATGATGACATTGACAAACGAGTTTGGGTTTTTGTAAGAGACCACCAGTCTAAGTATGCTGAGTGCCCAAGCCACGAAGTTATTGTTGAAAACTTTCCTACGTTTGAGTTTAAGCCTGTTGAAGATAACGTTGATTTTTTAATTGACAAAGTTATTGCTTCTCGTCGCATTAGTATTATCAATACCGCGTTTGCTGACGCTATTAAAGACATAGAACTTCACACCGACCACGAACGCGCACTTACAACTTTACAGCGAGGACTGGTTAAACTTGAAAACGACGGTCTTGCTGGAACAAGTGACATTGACATTACACATGGCGCTGAAAAGCGTTGGGAAGAATATTTAGAGCGCAAAAATTTACCTAACGGTTTGCGTGGGCTACCTACGGGGTTCCCGTCTATAGATCAAGCAACAAGTGGGTTACAAAAAGGACAGCTAGTAGTTATTGTTGCTCCTCCAAAAACTGGTAAATCCACTCTTGCATTGCAGATTGCGCACAACATTCACAACAAGGGTTCAGTACCAGTATTTCAATCTTTTGAAATGAGTAACCAAGAACAGATTGCTAGATACGACGCCATGCGTTCCCGGATATCACACCACCGACTACTAACGGGAACTTTAACCTCTGAAGAAGAAGCAAGATACAAAGCAAAACTTCGTGGGATTGGAATGGTAAATCATAAGTTTTGGCTTACTGATTCAGCTAGCGCATCAGTTGTTTCTGGAATGGCGCATAAAATTCAAATGCTTCAGCCAGACGTATTGTTTATTGACGGCGTGTACTTAATGATTGACGAGCAATCTGGTGAGGCTAATACCCCGCAAGCTTTAACTAACATTACGCGGTCATTAAAGCGTTTAGCCCAGCGGGCTCAAATTCCTATTGTTATTTCAACGCAGGCTCTTAGTTGGAAGATGAAAAAGGGTAATGTAACTGCAGACTCTATTGGTTACTCGTCTTCGTTCTTCCAAGATGCTGATGTTATTTTTGGGCTTCAACGTGAAGAAGAAGACATAGATGACACTAGGTTGCTAAAGGTTCTTGCTAGCCGTAATACTGGTCCTATGGAAGTTTCTTTACTTTGGGATTGGAATACAGGAGAATTTCGCGAGTTAACTAGTGATGACCTATGACAGTTGAAGAGCTTCAAGGTGTTCTTGATCGTCTTGGTGTAGAGTACGTTGGCGCTCGAGGTAGTGAAGTTCAAGGCTTTTGTCCAGGACACAAAGAACGTGTGGGCCATGAAGATAGAAATCCTTCTTGGTACATCAACGCAGAAACTGGTGCTCATATTTGTTTTTCCTGCCAGTTTAAGGGCACGTTACCTTACCTTGTTGCTTACGTTAAACAACTATGGGCCGAAAATGGGTTTGATTTTGAACAAGCCAAGCAGTGGCTTAACGTTGGTGGAGACTTAAGTGAATCTTTTGCGCGAGCCACTAATAAAAAGAAAGAAATATTTGATGACATTGTGCATGTTTCAGAAGCTTCGTTAGCGGCATTTGTAGCCCCACCTTTAGAGGCTTTGCGTTCTCGCGGGCTAACCGCAGAAGCTGCTGCTAAGCACGGAATTCTTTGGGATGCTCGTTTAGAAAATTGGATCATTCCTATTCGTAACCCACACTCGCAAAGTCTTTTAGGGTGGCAAGAAAAAGGTTACCGGGGAAGATTTTTTAGAAACAGGCCTACTGGCGTAAAAAAAAGCACCTCTATTTTTGGCTGGGATAAGTACACCGGAGGTCCTATAATTGTTGTGGAGTCCCCTCTAGACGTAGTTCGGCTAGAGTCAGTAGGAATTTCTGGTGGTATGGCTACTTTTGGATCAATAGTTTCTAAAGAGCAGTTAAAGATTATTCGTCTTGCTGACAAAGTTATTGTTGCTATGGACGCTGATGATGCGGGCCAAAAATCGTCATCGGTTATTTCGGATGCCACCATTGAGTTGGGGTTTGAAGCGTGGTTTTTTAATTACAACGGTGTTGATGTTAAGGATATTGGCGCTATGAGCAAGGCTGAAATTTTACATGGTATTGATACCGCTAGGCATTCAATTCGGTGGTCATCTTGGGAGACTGTGTAATTTGTTGAACTTTAGCACAATTATTAGTTTGTTATGTATAGGAAT